AGTTTAACTTGTTGTTGACTTTTTTACAGTACCTTCTTTTAATTTTCTTTGATATTGTTCACAACGAGGATCCCAAAGTGCAGGATTTCGTTTTCCTTTCACTTTTTCGATGATGTCAAGCATCTCATCAGTAATTTCAATCATTTTTTACTCCCTTTTGTGGATTTTTTACGTCTATGTTGATATGTTATCTTCTTACTGCTAGTTTTTTCACGTTTAAACCGTGCTTTTTCACTAGCTGTCATTTCTCCGACAGTCTTAGGTGTCTTACTTGATACACGGTTTTTGGGTCGGCAAGCTGGATAACCTCGTTTCTCACCTTTCTTACGGCCACAAGGTTTGCCAGTTTTTACATCAACCCAGTTTTCTTTGAACCAACGGGTTAAACCACCGCTACTTCTTGACACGTTTTTTCTCCACTCGGTAAGTGCCACCACGTTTTTTGTACTCCCGTACAAGCCACGCATTAGCATAAGCACTAGGATATACCTTGAACTTACGTTTGGCTTCGGCTTTTACTCTAGCGTAAAGAGCTTTATTTACAGGAACATTCACTACGCTTTTTACCTCCCTTCTTCTTCTTTTTCTTTTTTTTCATACCTGTGTGATAGGGCATAATAAGAATTAGGTAACTCTTAGTATATTCTAAACGAAGTTTGGCCGAGTGTCTCTGGTTTTGCAAGGTTAAATTGTTGCAGACAAAGATAACCAAAAGCGTCAAATGCGTGGTCAACTCCTAAATTTTTATTTGGCATACCCGTATTTGGTGCATAAGTTAAAGTTCTAAGCGATTTTATCAATTCTTTACACCTCGGATGAATAAATGTCCTTCGATCACCAGCTGCATCATATAAAGCCGTATTTACAGCAGTAATTTTATCTCTAATCTTCCAAGGAGCTTTCGGACTGGACACTGTAAAGCCACTTCTTCGTAAAATCGTATGATCCGTTAAACCAACGCCACTTGTTTTGCGAGCACCGCCCGTAGGGTCAGGACAAGTGATAATTCTTCGGTCAACTCCATATCTATTTACCACTTCTTCGGCAAAATCCCATGTAGTTGCACCTCCTCGCAGGATAATTTCATCAAAAACATATAAATTATTGTCACTTTTTACCGCACATATCCCACAAAGAGGGTCAACGTTGAAATCTACCCCCATATATAGTGGCAACATATGTAAATCAACCGCTTCGGACGAAATATTCTCGTCATCAAAGCTAATTGCCACTAATCCCGTGAGATTTTCAAAGCTCGCTTCAAATTCCTGCCGAAATGTACGATTATCAAGTTGACCCCTAGCTGCTTCAACTTCTTCTTTCGGAACATTACCCCCCTCTATCGTAGTAAAACTCCACCTCTTCCAATCTCCACTCTCATCTTCGGGTACATAACACCATAAATCGTAAAACCAACTGGCCGTTCCATCAGGTGTTGAAATAAATAATGCCCACCCTTGTTTGTCAGCTAACGCAGGTCTTATAACTTCAGACCATACCTCTCTGTCCATAAATGCAGCTTCATCTAAAACTACTCCACTTAAACTACGACCTCTCAATGCCATAGCATTTTCAGTACCCTTTAACTCAATAGTTGATTCGTTCACTAATTCAATCTTTAAATCTGTCTCATTCTTTGACTTGATCCACTGCTTTGGCACTAACTTCTTCAGCGTTTTCCATGCAATGTCCTTTGCCATTCGATATGTAGGTGCACAATAAAAATACGTTTCCCCTGGTTTCGATATAGCACCCTTCAATAACTCAACACAGCTTAAATAGCTTTTGCCAAATCTTCTTCCAGCTACAAGCACCCTAAATCTTTCATCAGCTTTGAACACCTCCCCCTGTGCCCATCGTAAACTTAACGGTTCTGCTATTGCCATATAAAAATAATAACCACATTTACTATAACAGCAACTTATTTCGTGTTGTATCAGCAGGTTCCCCGCCTATATCAAATAGAAAGATTTTTTTGCAACACCACCCCTATGTAAAGTTTTGTTACAAATAGAAGATATTGCTGTTATATATAGAAGAGTGTGCTATAATATAAGAGTAGGGACGAAAGGAACTACAGCAACTCGAAAATTTAACTTAAACTTTCTGCTATGAAACCAAAAGCAAGATATACCTTTTCAGGTATACAATCTCTTAATCTTTCAGATTATGGAATCTCAATCTCTCTAACAGATGGAGACTCAATCGAATTTGAAGTAAGATCTGAAGCTTTCAAACCTCTACTCGTAGATGCTATCGAAAGCTACATCAGATGGAACGCCAAAGACGACACTAAGCAGAAATTGGCCAAGCGTCTAGTCAAAGAAATGGAGGTCAAGGAATCATGACCATGATCTATAACCGTCCCAAGTGCTACGGCTCAGAGTGGGACGACTACGTAGAGGACGAGGCAAGATCGAGAGGTATCAAGCCAAACGATCAACAAGCTCTAGAGGATCTCGAAGAGGAACTCGAAGAGAAAGCCCAAGACTACTTTGACCAAGGCATGATCGAAGCCAATGACCAATTTGATCTTTGACTCCTACAAGGAGACAAGGCTCGAAGAGATCGAGGAGGAACTCTACCAAGAGAATCCCCTCGACCCTCACATACGCAAACGAGCTTACGAGCTTTTACTAATTGAACTTTATTCTTAAAGCTATGAAATTTACTATCGGCTATCTAGCCTTTATGACAATTATCATCATGTTCTTAGGAACATTGGGAGCCAACAAAAAGGCTCCCTCTTTCGACTACTCAACAATAAGTTGGGAGGAGACTAGACCATGAGCGAAGAGTACAACGGTTGGACTAACTACGAGACTTGGAATGTCGCCTTATGGATGGACAATGACGAGTCTTCGTACCAATACGCCAAGATTGCCAAAGACTACGACCACTACCGAAACATGAAAGTGTATCGAACTGGGGACGGTATCAGTCTTTGGGATCCCAAGCTCAACATCAAAGAGCTTGACGAAAAAATTATCGAGATGAAGGCGTAAGCCTTCTCTCTTTCTTTCTTATTGCTATGTTAAAACTTAAAATTAATTCTGATAACCAGGCATTTGACCAGGCCGAAGGCCAGGAAGTCGCCAGGATATTACGAGACCTAGCTGATCGCTTGGAGAATCTGGACAAACTCCAAGAATGCCAGCTACCTTTGAGAGATCTCAACGGTAACACAGTTGGCTACTACCAAACCTCAACAGATCAGTTGACGCAACAAAGGAGGAACGACCAGGCAAACGCCAGGATCAGTTCACCCTATGCAACCTGGACAGAAACTCTAACTAATGAAGAGAAAAACACTCTTTATGAAGGTTGGGCAACAGAAAACAAGTAAACCTGGAGGCTTCGGCCTCCTTTTTTTACCTGGAGACACCAGGACAAGACCAGGAAAACACCAAGAGAGACCAGGAAAACTGAATGAATTTTTAGAGTTTCGGCAAAACTGAATGATTTTTTGCGATTTGCTCCCTTCAGAATCGCTTGTAAGCCTTCCGTTCCAAAGGTTGAATGTCTTAGTACCCTCGAAATTGAATGTTTTTTTTGCGACCAGGGGAAACCCAGGTTAGAGACCAGGTAAATTACCAGGGCGGGTCCAGGTCAGCAAAAACTGAATGAAAAATCAAGCTATATAAACTGAATGTAAAAAACTGAATGCAATTTTTAGCTGGCTTTGTCAACTGAATGTAAAAACTGAATGCAAAAACTGAATGTCTATTCTTTAGTTTCAATCTGAATGTTTAGAGCAGGTGGCATATTCACATTTACCGCTTCTTGAGCTTCTCCGTTTGCTCGACCTAGCGAATCTAAAATCATATGTGCAGTTTGCAACTGTCCTTTTTTCAAAGCCGCATTAAACAATCTTTGTCTCATACTATGCAAACGAGAGAGTATGTCGGCTCTGTCGCGTTCCAAATCTTGTGAGTTCCATTCGGTAACGCGTTTCCAATCTGCCCAAGCTGTTTTTTCAGCAATGCCCTCTCTTTGTGCGTGCTGTA